CTTTTCGACTGCCGTCAGGAGCTAACCCTAAAACACCAAATGGGATGTCTCCTGTTTCAATTGTATTGTCAATGGCGTCTTGTAAACCCTGTTCATACTTTATTTTTGCCTTATCATATTTAATTTGCTGCTTTTCATCTAGCGGATCTTCAGGGGGAAGTGGATATTTTAATCCGACAGCAAAAGCGAGTGATTTTTTAAATATTTGTTCTTCTTGGAAAATAATTAACTCTAAACACTTACATATTCCATAGGTATATAACTGTAAACATTTCTTCTTTGCTGTAGCACTAACTCGACCATAAGCTGATTTTATTTCGGTAGCAGTAACATTAGTAATAGCTAAATCATCTATACCTCCTAAAGACAAACGGATCTCACTTCTTAACTGCTCTGCAAAGCGAGCTTGATCAGTACTGACTGCGTTAGGCGTAATAAAACCAACACGATCAGCGGGCTCCAAGTTTGCGATGACACGTGGTACACGCATACCAGAACCAGGTTTACCTATATATCCAGGTTGCTGGCGAGAAGAAGGATCCTGTTTATAAGTAGAACTAGATAAACTAAACTCCGAGTTAAATCCAGATTGACTAGAAATACTAGGTCTTTGAGCTGCATCATCACCACCACTCTCAACAATATCCTGTTTAGGACGAGAAGATAATAAGGTTGGATTACCAAAGAAGGATAAGTTTGCTCTAATATTTTTTACCATCTCATCATGAGCTATTATCTGATTAGATAACCACTCAAACTCTCCTGAACCCTCAGTTCCAAATGCATCTGGGTTATTAAAAACTTCTACACAAGGTATAAATTCTAAAGTATTTTTAACTACTTTCTTATCAAATAAACCATATTCTGAAATATCTTGATCAAAAGTTAACTCTTGTTCACTATGGAATTCCTCAATCTCAGTAGCGGTAATCCGTAAACGCATATAACGCTTATCAGTATTTAAACCAACACCTTTTATACCCTTGTTTGAACGGACTTTATAAGGATAAATAATAATAACTTCATCTAAATCGCCTTCAGGCGTGTAATAAGTACGATAAGAATCTTTATCAAACCAATATAATCTATAAGTTTTATCCGTAGGTCTAATATAAAATAAACCTTTCCCATATGCTAAGAACCTGTCCCATATAGAATCCAATCTTGCATCAAGCTTGTTGAAATTAATAACCTGTTGTATTAAATCAAAACGTTGTGATCCTAAATTATCTTGTTCTGGAAAAAACTCTACTCCTTGACGAATACCAAACATTTTCATCTGCGAGAGATGAGAATTTATTAGCATCGTGTCAGCAGGACCTTCTCCATCACGATTTATAACTGACTTGAGCATTGCATCAAGTTCAGTTTTACTATTGCTGCTCATGAGTATTTAAAAATTAAGCTATTCCACAATTTCGTAACCAGCTGTAAGACGTTTAAGAGTTACAACATCACCATCAACTTCAATTTCAAATCTCTCATTGGGTTGAAGAGATAAATCATGACAGAGCTCATCAGATAAAGGTACGATTACAGAACCGTAAGCATCTTGCTCAAGCTCAATAGGTGGATAACTAGTAGACATTGGGAATTGATCTCTTTAGTTTAAATCGTCAATACTCTAACTCTAGTTTTCCTCGAGTCATTAGACCATTACAAAGCCAAACTAAAGCATCAACACAATCGTCATGAGAACTTACTCCAAAATTCACAATCTCATCTATTAATGGATTAAATTTTCTGTATTTATTAAAAATAATTTTACGTTGCTCAAATAAACCCATAATCCCTCTAAAGCGAGCAATTTTATCCCCTCGAAAACCCTTAACAGGGTGCCAAATTAAATTATATAAACCTTGATCACCTAAACAAATGCGTTTAAAATCTGCTTCAAGAGAGGCTTGATATGCAACAGCTTCCGACCATACATCAACATTACTTCCTGTAGGAAAATAATTATCACCATCTTTATGAACAACCCCCCATTCCTCCATCATTTCCATTAAAGCTTCTAACTTTTCTAAATTACCCATAATACGTAAACGCTTGCAATCGATAATATGGATTTTTCCTCCTACACGTCCACCCATAACAAAAACTGTAAAATCATTTTGTTCACGTACTCCAGCAGAAAGATCAACACCTACTCCTAAGGAATCAAAATGAGTTGAAATCGGTCCTTTTACAATTAAATCTGGAGCTAAAGAAAGTTCACTAGTTTGAACAATTTGATTTTGATATTGAAAACTAAATGCAACAGGAGCCTGACGTCTACGATCACGTAAATAATCCAATGACCACATATCAGGCCAATAAGAAATCTCCTCACCTTCAGAATCAACAGTTATAGCTGATTGAACAATTTGAACCCAATCGTTAGCAGGTGTAAAAGTACTGCTATGAATATCATCATGACGAAATCTAGTTCCCAAACAAATGGCTCTACCACCTTCAAACATTGTTGGGACGATGACTGAATTCCAGTTGTCCTCCATAGCTTGACGGATGTCTCTGTTTTTTATATCTTCAGCACTTTTTATTGCGTCATCAATGATACATAGATGTGAACGTTTAGAGGTAACAGCTCCTTTTAAACCTGCACAACATACAGTAAACTCCTCTTCTCCAGTAGATTTTATGCCTGCAAATTTCCAATCAATACTCCAGTATTCATTTGAATTAATTCCTTTAGCAATACGTACCATAGGAAAAATTTCTTTATAAATCTTGCTTTCATCGATGATTCGTTTTATCGCAGCACTTTTTGGTCTAGCAACATCAACAGTGTAAGAGATATATAAAACCTTTAAAGGTTGTTTTTTAACTGCATGTATACCTACTGACCAAGCAGTATACAAACCTAAAATAGTAGACTTTGCACTACCACGCGGAGCCAAAATATCAATATTGGGGCCACCTATTTGTGTTAAACATTCACTATCTTCATCTGTACAAAGATAACGATGCCACTCTTTATGATGAGCTGCAGGCGGTTTGTCGCCAACTACATCACAAAAATAAGCAAAGTCTGTCCTTGCTCGTTCTACATCTACACTAGAAGTCTTCCGAACGACATGTTGGCGAGCAGCAGCACGTGCTGTTCTGCGATAAACACTATAAAGACTTGTACCTGCCATTCACGTAGCATATCTTACTTAACTCATTATGACTCTTCTTGGAGAATTTTTGTCCACACTCCCATAGTTGCTTCCTGTAACGGACCTTCTATAGGGTCATCACGGAATATAGAAAGCATCTCTCGTAAAGCGCGATCAGCACCAGCAAGAATTAAACCTTGCTTATCTAATAAAATTGTTTCGTCCTTTAATTGTTTAATAGAACCACGTAATTCCTTTTGTAACATAGCAATCCTAGAAGCACCCATATCCTGTTTAACCATTCCCATGTCAATGGCGTCACGCAACTTAGAAATATCATTCTGCATAGAATCAATTTCGCCTTCTAATACTTGATTAAAATTACGTTTTTTAAATTTCTTTTCAACCCAATCATTGCATTCGACTATTTTACCTGAATAACCTAAGAAACGAGCATATAAATAAATATGGACAATAGACGAAGATTTTTTACAAAAAGCTAGAAATGATTCACGTTCTTTGTCTAATAAACCTTCAATCCATTTGTTCATACTCGATAAGCTCCTTGTGCTTGACCATAGTCTCTTTGTTCTTTATAGCGACGGAACATCTCTCTTTGCAAGTCGGCTAACCGAGTTTCAAAACCAGAGGTGCTAATAGTCGCTCTCTGTTCAGCTCCGGTTGTTTGTGCTAAAGCTCTTTGCTGTGCTCCGGTTGTTTGTGCTAAAGCTCTTTGCTGCTGTCCTGTAGTACGAGCAAGAGCACGTTGTTGCTGACCACCAACGGTTTGCTCTAATGTTCGAGCACCAGCACGTGTTCCTATAGTTGCTCTTTCTTCTGCTCCAGTTCTTCCGATAGTCGCACGTTCTTGGGCTCCACGTACTTGGGCTAAGCCTCCTTCACCTAGATAACGTTCCCTTTGTGTTAAACGCTCTTCCCCAGCTGTTGCACCAATAATTGCTCTTTGTTCTTGACCTCCAATTCTTTGTTCTAATGATTTAGATAATCTTTGCTGTTGACCCCCAACTGTTTGCCTTAACAGATCAGTTGCTCTTTGCTCTTGACCTGTTCTTCCTATAGTTGCTCTTTCCTCTGTTCCTCTTACTCCAAGAGTTTGTCTTTCCTCTTCTGCAGTTCTTCCAATAGTCGCACGTTCTTGGGCTCCCCCTACTGTTTGCCTTAAAAGATCAGTTGCTCTTTGTTCTGCTCCAGTCGTCTGTGCTAATGCTCTCTGCTCTTCACCTGTTCTTCCGATAGTTGCTCTCTCTTGTGCTCCTCCTACTGTTTGTTCTAACGTTCTAGCACCAGCACGTGTTCCTATTGTTTGTCTCTCTTCTGCTGCAGTTCTACCAATAGTTGCTCTTTGCTCTGCTCCAGTTGTCTGTGCTAAAGCTCTTTGTTCTTCTCCTCCAACTCTCTGTCTTAAATACTCACTTGCTCTTTGCTCCTGAGCAGTTCTTCCAACAGTTGCCCTTTCTTCTTCCCCACCAATCCTTTGCTCTTGTGCTCTAGTTGCTCTTTGCTCTTGACCTCCAATCCTTTGCTCTTGTGCTCTAGTTGCTCTTTGCTCTTCGGCAGTTCTTCCTACAGTTGCTCTTTCTTCTTCCCCAGCAACCCTCTGTCTTAAATACTCACTTGCTCTCTGCTCTTGAGCAGTTCTTCCAACAGTTGCTCTTTCCTCTTGACCCCCAACTCTTTGTTCTAATGTTCTAGCACCAGCACGTGTTCCTATAGTTGCTCTTTCTTCTGATCCTGTTGTACGTGCTAAAGCTCTCTGCTCCTCACCTGTTCTTCCGATAGTTGCTCTTTCTTCTTGACCTCCAATCCTTTGCTCTTGTGCTCTAGTTGCTCTTTGCTCTTGACCCCCAATCCTTTGCTCTTGAGATCTCGTTGCTCTTTCTTCTTCTCCAGCAACCCTCTGTCTTAAATACTCACTTGCTCTCTGCTCTTGAGCTGTTCTTCCGATAGTTGCTCTTTCTTCTTCCCCACCAATCCTTTGCTCTTGTGATCTAGTTGCTCTTTGCTCTTCGGCTGTTCTTCCTACAGTTGCTCTTTCCTCTGCTCCTCTTACTCCTAAAGTTGCTCTTTCTTCTTGACCTCCAATCCTTTGCTCTTGTGATCTAGTTGCTCTTTGCTCTTCTCCTCCTATTCTTTGTTCTAATGATCTAGTTGCTCTTTCCTCTTGACCCCCAATCCTTTGCTCTTGTGATCTAGTTGCTCTTTCTTCTTCCCCAGAAACTCTCTGTCTTAAATACTCACTTGCTCTCTGCTCTTGACCTCCAACTCTTTGTTCTAATGTTCTAGTTGCTCTCTCCTCTTCTCCTCCTATTCTTTGCTCTTGTGCTCTAGTTGCTCTCTGCTCTTGACCTCCAACTCTTTGTTCTAATGTTCTAGCACCAGCACGTGTTCCTATTGTTCGTCTTTCTTCTTCTGCAGTTCTTCCGATAGTTGCTCGTTCTTGGGCTCCCCCGACTGTTTGCCTTAAAAACTCAGTTGCTCTTTCTTCTTGACCTCCAATCCTTTGCTCTTGTGCTCTAGTTGCTCTTTGCTCTTCTCCTCCTATTCTTTGTTCTAATGATCTAGTTGCTCTTTCCTCTTGACCCCCAATCCTTTGCTCTTGTGCTCTAGTTGCTCTTTCCTCTTCTCCTCCTATTCTTTGTTCTAATGATCTAGTTTCTCTCTGTTCATCAGCAGTTCTCCCAATAGTTGCTCTCTCTTGCTCTCCTGCAACTGTTTGTCGTAAGAAATCAGTGGCTCTTTGCTCTTGACCTCCAACTCTTTGTTCTAATGTTCTAGTTGCTCTCTGTTCATCAGCAGTTCTTCCGATAGTTGCTCTTTCTTCAGCTCCTCTTGTTTGTATCAAGCCTCCCTCACCTTGAAATCGTTCTCGTTGTGTAGATC